CTGCTAGGCAAAGCTTAGCGGGCCTCAACAAAGTTACTTCTTGGAAGAAGTTCCTCCCGGTTAAAAACCGGTCCCCGGGTTTATCCCCGTTATCTGTATTTATTGTATCAGGTGATCAGACAAAGCACATGATGTGCCAGGTCTGCCATCCGACAGCTCACGTAGTCTGCCGAACAGGGGGCTCGTATGAAGTCAGACTTGAACGGTGATGGTACTATCTCTAGTATCATCATCGAACAGTTTCTGAGTGAATACTCGCCCGTCTGCAAGATACAAATCAATACAGACCCAACGTCCGTCGCCGGTAACCAAATCATCTGCTACTCTACCAGAGTGAAGATACATCTCGTATTTTCCCCAATGGTAAGCAGCAGACAATGAGGTTACTGCCTTAGAGGCTTTCCTCGGAACATACTTGAAGCCTGTGATTTTGGTAACATCTGACAGATGGTACCTCTCACAGACGGCCTTCTTCTTCCTTAATGGAATTGGTCGGCCTTTGGCATAACTGCCAAAATACACAGGTATGTCTTCGGTGTCACCCCTAGTGGCGAACGTCTCGATCGTAACCCCTTGGAAGGGGCCTCCACGCAAGGCCTTCGGAGTCAGCTTATAAAGTGCCTTCTCCAAAGCGGCAAATGCGGGATACTCATTAAGTGCATGGCACTTGTTGAGTATATTTGCACAATCGGCAATCGTTTCAGGGTAATGAAAGTCAAAAGACTTTATATACCCATGATCGTCATGCCAATTGGCCCCGCAACTCTCACGGAACATTCCTTCTACGAAGGATTTGTCCCGATTCACGACCCATCCTACTTCTTCTAGAAGCTCGATGAGACGTGGAGCACAGGCTTTGTCAATGATTATATCATCTCCAAAGACTGTAGCCGCCGGATCAAGCACCCTGCTGATTGCGGTAAGGATCAAGGTCATGAGCTCAAACGTGTACCCATTTCCCATAGAAGACATCTTCTTTAGGACGTGGTACTCGCCATCCCCGCCGAGTAGCATGAAGCTACGAGAGCGGTTAAGAGACTCAAACAACTTCTTTGGTAATAGAAATTCAGATAGCGCGACAGTATTACTGTCACTCGCGTTCTGGAGATCTATTGTGGCGACCCGTGAATCACGGATAACCACTTTGTGCTGATCAGCAAGAGCATCCAAATCGATGCCTATGCTTTTCAGACAATCCCGTAAGAAGTTACCTTGTTGCCGCTGAACGAGAATGTTACCGAAGCTTTCGATGTTGATCGGACGCCTTTTCTCATTATTCTTCGGAACAGTCGAGAATCGACTGCCACGAACGAAGTGAGTTACGCGTTCCAATTTCCATCTAAAGATCTCGTAGCCAGGGTCCTTAGCGGACCTGAAGCGATTCCACAGGAGTCTTTCGGACTCTCTGCGGTTTTCCGAGAACTGC